ATATGTAGCAGTTAACAAAGCATTTACGGATGCTCTGACCTCACTGGCATTTGATCCAGTTTCAAGATCTCGTTTAGGAGTTGCAGAAGTAAGAGCAGCAACCTCAATTGATAAATTGTTAGAGAAAAGGCAGAATCGTGCCAAAGTAATTTTTGAAGAAGAAGACATAAACCAAGGGGCTGAGTATGAACCAAGTAACACTTAACGATATAGGAACACCAGAAGACTTCCTAAGAGCAATAGACGAATCAATGAAGGAGTACTTTGTTGGTGATATTGTCACAGGAACAGTTGTTCAAATTGATCGTGAAGGCATACTTCTAGATATTGGCTGTAAGAGCGAAGGCCATATCCCAAAGAAGGAAGTAACTGCCAAGAGGATATTTGATATTCATGATGTTGTCTCAATAGGCCAAGTTATACAGGCTACTGTAATAGGCCTAGATGACGAAGGCTATGTCCTATCTATGAAAGAGGCAGAGGTTGAGATTCTATGGAACTCTGTTGAGGCCATATGGAATTCAGAAGACAAACTGGTTTCTGGAGAAATCACTAGAATTGTCAAAGGTGGCATGATAGTAGATATTGGCCTAAGAGCATTTTTGCCAGCATCTCAATTTTATGTTGATAAGACAGAGGACCTGGCTAATTATGTTGGCCAAATTGTAGATGCCAAGATCATCCAGTTTGATAGAGCAAAGGGCAATATTGTTATTTCACGAAGAGTACTTATTGAGAATAACCAAAAGGAAGATAAGAAGATTCAGTTTAGTAAATTGGCAGTAGGCCAAGTACATACTGGCAAGGTTTCAGGTATTACTAACTTTGGAGTATTTGTTTCTCTTGGCTTAGTCTCTGGTTTAATCCATCAATCTAAAATGGGCAAATGGACTCCTGAGCAATTTACCATTGGTCATGATTTACAAGTAGAAATCATAGATATTGATTTTGACAAGGATAGGCTCTCGTTAGCATTTAAGGGATAAGCATGGAGAAAATACAATCATGGCCTCCAACATACCTCTCTCCAATTTCCGCACTTCAATTAAAAAATAGTCGTGGATATGATGTTATAGATTTTGCTGAGACATTATGCCGTATAACAGAAGATTCAATTGCAGGTAATGTAGGAGAGAAATTAATCCTGCGTCCCTGGCAAAAAGAACTACTAATAAATTTATATGCAGAAAACGAAGATGGCCTTCTAAAACATCGCCGTGCTTTGATTGGGATACCTCGCAAAGCAGGCAAGTCTGCACTACTAGCGACTCTGGTCCTAGAGCAGTTATTGCTTGGCGTAAACGGTGGACAGATTTATTCATGTGCTGCAGATAAAGATCAGGCTAAGATTATTTTTAAAACGGTAAAGAGAATGATTGAGTTAGAACCAGAACTCTCAGCAGTACTAACTACATATAGAGATGTTATTTATAACCCAGGTACTGGTACAGTTTACAGAGCCTTGTCGTCAGAAGCGTTCACGAAAGAAGGTTTAAACTCTACATTTGTGGCATTTGACGAGTTACACTCACAGCCAAATAGAGAGTTGTATGACACAATGTCTTTGTCTATGGGTGCTCGTTTAGAGCCAATGCTTGTAGCAATCACCACTGCTGGAACGAAGTATGACTCATCAGGTAAAGAATCCCTCTGTTTCCAAATGTACAATAGAGGCGTACAACTTGCAAAGGGTGAGGTTGAAGATCCTTCCTTCTTTTTCGCCTGGTATCAAGGCGATGAAAAACTTAACTACAAGGACGAAGACAACTGGCGTATTGCGAATCCATCATATGGAGATATATTATCTGCAGAAGATATGAAGTCTGCTTCACTTTTGACTCCAGAGGCTGAATTTAAAACTAAGAGACTAAACCTTTGGACTGATTCTGCCCAGACTTGGATTCCTACTGATGCCTGGGATGCATTAACTCTTAAAAACAGAGAACAGATTCCACAAGAAGATGTTATACTTGGCTTTGATGGATCTTTTAATGGAGACTCAACTGCTATAGTTGCATGGTTCCTAGGTGGAGAAAAGCCTCACTTAGACATTCTTGCAATTTGGGAAAGACCAGATGATGCAGATCAGAACTGGTTTATACCTGTAGCAGAAGTAGAACAGACTATTATTGATGCTTATAGAAATCCAGACTATAGCATTCGTGAAGTTGTGTTTGATCCTGCAAGATACTCTAGAACTTTTATGTTGTTTGATGAAGAGGGAATGCCAGTGGTGAGTTATCCAAACTCTGCAGAACGAATGGTTCCAGCAACTGCCAAATTTTACGAGGCAGTGATGAATAACTCATTTACACACTCAGGCAACGAAGCATTAAATAGACATGTAGCAAACTCTATGACTAAGACCTCATCAAGAGGACTTATGATTCAAAAAGCAAACAGCAAAAAGAAGATTGACGCTTGCGTAGCAGCAATCTTTTCTTATGATCGTGCAACAGTGCCAGTACCAGTAAAGCCTGTAGCAAGATACTATTCACTATAAGGAGAAACATGAAAACAAAGAAGCCAAACATAGACTGGTCATTAACGACTGAAGTAGTTGGAGTTGCCCTAGCGTCATATGGCCTATTCTTAATTTTTCCTCCTGTTAGTTTCATCGCACTTGGCGGATTTTTAATCTGGGCTACGGAGAAGGAATAACATGACAGCAGGTATATACAATTTCACAATTGACCAGGGTGCTCAATACACTACTCAAATTATTTGGGCAGACAGTAGTGGCAATCCAATTAACCTAACTGGTTATACTGCTGCTATGCAATTAAGATTACAGGCTGCTTCTCCAAATCCTTCTGCTTTAAATTTAACCTCTTCTAATGGAGGAATTACAATTACACCACTTGCTGGAGAAATGGATATTCTTATGACTTCCGCACAAACAGGGGCTCTTGATCCAGGATTTTATGTTTATGATTTAGAAATCGCTCTTGGCTCAGTTGTTACAAGAATAATACAAGGACAGATCACAGTATCTGCACAGGTGACTCAATAATGGCTGCTAATAAAGTTATAGTAAATACAAGCACTAATCAAGTAACAGTTCTTGATGGACCAGAAGGTCAAACAGGCCCAACAGGTTCTACAGGAGCAACTGGTAGTACAGGTGCCACAGGCCCTACAGGAGCATCTGGTAGCACAGGATCAACTGGTGCTACTGGACCTACAGGTCCAACAGGAGTCACTGGAAACACTGGACCAACTGGTCCTACTGGAGTTACAGGAGACGCAGGAGTTACTGGCGACACTGGTCCTACAGGTGTAACTGGCGACACAGGTCCTACAGGACCAACTGGAGTCACTGGTGATGCAGGTGTGACTGGTGATACTGGACCAACAGGTCCAACAGGAGTCACTGGAGACACTGGTCCAACAGGACCAACTGGCGTTACAGGTTCAACTGGCCCTACAGGTGTAACAGGAGATACTGGTCCTACAGGACCCACAGGAGTAACAGGTGATACTGGACCTACAGGTCCAACAGGAGTCACTGGAGATACAGGAGCAACTGGCGTAACTGGAGACACAGGTCCCACAGGACCTACAGGTGTAACAGGAGACGCAGGAGTTACAGGTGTTACAGGAGACACAGGTCCAACTGGACCTACAGGAGTCACTGGTGATACAGGTCCTACTGGTCCTACAGGAGATATTGGTCCAACAGGACAGACTGGCCCTACAGGAGCCACAGGTGCTGACGGTGGATCAGTAAACTATTATGACTACCAAGCAAAGACCACAATAACAACAGGAGATCCTGGTAATGGACATGTTATTTGGAACAATGCAACACAAGTTTCTGCAACACAAATCAATGTGAGCCACATAAATCAAGACGGTATTGATATTGATATCTTCTTAGCATTGCTAAAGACAAACGACATTATCGTTTTGCAAGATGCAAATGACTCTAATAACTATCAGCAGTGGACTATCTCTGCAACACCAATTCCTCAAACAGGATACTTTGAATTACCTGTAACACTGAATACATCAGGTGGAACTGGTACAACTAACTTTTCTAACAATCACAACTTAATATTTGTAGTAACTGCAGCAGGAGTCGTTGGACCAACAGGTGCCACAGGTCCCATTGGTGCAACTGGAAGTACAGGACCTACAGGAGTAACTGGAGACACTGGGCCTACTGGCCCAACAGGTGTTACAGGTAATACTGGTCCCACAGGACCAACTGGTGTTACTGGCGATACTGGACCAACTGGTGTAACTGGTGATACAGGCCCTACAGGGCCTACTGGTGTCACAGGAGATACTGGTCCCACTGGCGTTACTGGTGTTACTGGAGATACAGGACCAACTGGAGTAACTGGAGCCACAGGTCCTACAGGACCAACTGGAGCAAATGCTCTATGGAATTTCACAGGTGCTTATAACCCAGGTGCATCTTATGCAATTGGAGACATAGCAACTTATGACGGATCAACTTGGTATCGTACTGATGCACATGGTGGAAACACTGGAGATACTCCAGGATTAGCATCACCATATTGGACAGTAATTGCATTAGAAGGAGATATTGGACCTACTGGTGTAACTGGTGTAACTGGAGATACAGGACCCACAGGTGTTACAGGAGATACTGGACCTACAGGTCCCACAGGCGTAACTGGTAATACAGGCCCTACAGGGCCAACTGGTGTCACAGGTAATACTGGTGCAACAGGAGTTACTGGTGATACTGGTCCAACAGGACCAACAGGAGTTACAGGAGACACTGGACCTACAGGTCCAACAGGAGTAACTGGAGATACTGGTCCTACAGGACCAACTGGTCCTCAAGGAGTAACTGGTGATACTGGTGCTACAGGACCTACAGGCGTAGGCACAACAGGTGCCACAGGTGCCACAGGAGCGACGGGACCTGGAGGATCTGACTTAACATTAGGACCAATAAGATCTGTATCAGGAACATCATCTATATTCTCACAAACAGGTTCAGGCGATACATTTGTAATGAGTGCTGGAATCCCAGTAGTTACAAGCGGAATGACTATTGATGGAATTGATATTAATAACGGAACTGGTTCAGGATATGGTAACTTTGCATTTGGTAATGCAGGAAACCTTTCAAATCTAACTACAGGTGATCAGAACACAGCAATTGGTTCAAGAGGACAGGTAGACACAACAACTGGAAGAAACAATGTCAGTATTGGTGCAGATGTTCTAAGATTCAATGTTTCTGGTGATGAAAATGTTGCCATAGGAAACTTCGCTCTTGGTGCTAATATATCAGGTAGTAACAATGTTGCCGTTGGTGGCAATATGAATGACTTAACAACAGGTAGTAACAATACTGCTATTGGTATTGGTGCTCTTGCTAATATTACAACTCAATCAAATTTAGTTGCTATTGGCAATAATGCTCTTAATGCAAATACAACAGGTAATAGTAACTCTGCAGTTGGTTCATTTGCACTTAGATCAAATACAACTGGTGACGCAAATGTTGCATTTGGAAACAATGCACTTGAGTATAATACAACTGGTATCCAGAATATTGCAATTGGTTCTAATGCTATGCAGACAAATGTAACGGGATCAAGTAATACTGCAATTGGTAGAAGTGCTCTTTTAGATAACACTACTGGAAGCAATAACCTTGCTATTGGAAATGCTGCAATGGAAAATAATACCACAGGTTCTACAAATGTGGCTATTGGTAACTCTGCTCTTAATATTAATACAACAGGTGCATCAAATACAGCCATTGGACAACAAGCACTTGAAAATAATACAACAGCAGGTGGTAATGTTGCAATTGGTGGATATGCCCTTAATCAAAATAATACTGGTACTAACAATGTTGCTCTTGGAAATAATACTTTACAATACAATACAACTGCACAAGGAAATGTTGCTATTGGATATAACGCTCTTAATGCTAATACAGTAAATGGTTCACAAATAGCAATTGGAGTAAGTGCCCTTCAAGATAATGATGCTGGTCAATCAAATATAGCAATTGGCGATAATGCACTTGCAGACAACACTAGTGGTAATGTGAATCTTGCTATTGGTACTGGTGCACTTCTTGCAAATACTACTGGCTCTAACAATGTTGGTATTGGTTTTGCTGCTCTTCAAAGCAATACAACCTCTAGTAATAACATTGCTATTGGAGGAAATACTCTTAA